GTCAAGGAGGAATTGAAAAATTGGAACAGATTACTTTATCTGAACAACATAAAAGGGCTGTTGAACTTCATCAGAAGATTATTATTTCTGCTAATCTGGCTCAGCAGAACTTATGGGATATGTGTACCTCTCTTAAGTTAATGAGAGATAACAAACTGTATAAGGAATTAGGTTATCCTAACTTTGAGAACTACTGTGAGAATGAAGTAGGAATTAAACGCAGAAATGCCTACAATTATATTTCTATTGTAGAAAAAATCAATACTGAAAATGTGCAATCGATTGCACATTTTGGAATGACAAAGTTATCACTTCTTGCTACTATCAGCCAATCACAACAGGCTGAAATAGCCGAAAAAGTTGACCTGGAAAGTATTTCAGTACGAAAGCTAAAGGAAGAAATAGAGACTTTAAAGGCTGAAAAACTTGCAGAGAAAAAAAGTCTTGAACGAAAGAACAATGACCTTAAAAGGGTAGCTGACGAAGTAACAGAGAACAATTCTAAATTAGAGAAAGACTTGTTTTCAGCAAGGAAAAAGTTATCGGTTGCTACTGCCGATAAAGAGTGGTTGCAAAAGAAGATTGATGACCTGGAAAGCCGACCAATAGAAGTTGCAGTTGCCGAAACATCAGACAATGAAAGAAGACTTCAAGAAACAATCAAGTCCCTTGAAAGAGAGAATATCAAGAGGAATGAAGAACTTGAAAGGCAGTATCGAGAAGATGAGCAGACAGTAAGAAGAATGCTTGAGAAAGAAAAGCAAGATGCACTTGATGATTTAACCGAAGAATATGAGAGCAAAATCAAGGACCTTCAGTCAAAGTTAAAGGTAAAGCAGTCAGACGGTACAGAGGCTTTTCAGGTGTGGAAACTGGTAGCAATGAAAGCATTAAGTAATATCCACAGAATTATTCTTATGAATGGAAGTAACAGACAAATGCAGAATATTTTTCACAGAGAAGTTTGTGAAATCAATGCTAAGATAGATGGCATTTTTGCAGAATGTGAATAATGAAAATGTAAACTCGAGTTTACATTTTGAACATTGAAAACTAAAAATCAGGAGGAATTAAAATGTCAAAACTTTATGAACTGTCAACAGATTTTCAGAATCTATTTGATATGTTTGAAGAAATTAATAACTGGTCACCTGACACAGATGCAGATGGACAACCTATTGACAGTGAGGGCAATGTAATTGAAAACCCTACTGCATACAAGGTGCAAATGCTTAACGGTTGGTTTGATACCCTAGAAGGTATTGAGGGTGAATTTGAAATGAAAGCAGAGAACATTGCTGCCTTTATTAAGTCACTAAAGGCTCAGTCAGACATTCTTAAGAATGAGGAAACTGCACTTAAGAAACGCAGAGACACTAAGGACAGACAGATTGAAAGTCTAAAGACTTATCTACTTAATCAGATGAAAGCAATAGGCAGAAAGAAGATTGATATGCCTAAGGCAGTTATCTCAATTCGTAACAATGCACCATCACTTGTGGTGGATGATGAACTTGAACTGATTAATTGGGCAGAAGAAAATGATATGGACAGTTTTCTTAATTATCAACTGCCTAAGATTAAGAAGTCGGAAGTGAAGAAAGCTTGTAAGGATAATATGAATATTCCGTATGTACATATGGAAAGTAAAGAGTCACTAACTATTAAATAAGGAGGATATTATGGGATTACCGGTTTTAATTTTAGGTTTTTCAGGTAGTGGTAAGTCGGCATCACTTAGGAACTTTGCTCCTGACGAACTGGCACTTGTAAATGTAAATGGTAAACCACTACCATTTAGAAATAACTTTAAATCAGTTATTTCATCAGATGATTACAAGACTATTGAAAGCTTTATTAAGAGTACAAAGGCAAAGTCAATAGCCATTGATGATACTCAGTACCTTATGGCCAATGAGTTTATGCGTAGATCTACAGAGAAAGGTTATGATAAGTTTACGGAAATAGGCAAGAATTTTTGGGAACTTGTAAAGATGACTGAATCATTACCTAGTGATACTATTGTTTATTTCTTAAGTCATATTGATGTGGATGATAACGGTAGGCAAAAAGCCAAAACAATAGGAAAACTTCTTGATGAAAAGATTACTGTTGAGGGTATGTTCACAACTGTATTAAAGACTGCCGTAGTGGATGGTAAGTATTATTTTGCTACTCAAACAGATGGTAACGATACTTGTAAAAGCCCTATGGGGTTATTTGATACTATGTTAATTTCTAATGATTTAAAGATAGTAGATGAGGCACTTAGAAACTATTACTATATGACAGAAGAAAAGCTTTGTGAAGTGTGCAAAAAGCCTATTGTGTCTGATGGTAAAAGAACAGTACAGCAGATTATTGAGGGTACAAAGAAGAACTACAAAAAGCAGATGTGTATGTCTTGTGTTGCAAAGCTGATTAAAAAGAGAAAAGAAGAAAAAGAGGCTAAGCAATGAAACTAAGACCATACCAAGAACAGTTAGTTAATGAACTTCATACTGCTTGGAAAGATGGTTACAAAGCCCCTTGTATTGTTTTAGGTTGTGGTGGTGGCAAGTCTTGCATAGTTGCAGAAATTGCAAGACGAACCACCTGGAATGGCAAGAGAGTTTTGTTCCTGGTACATAGAAAAGAACTAGTTGACCAAATCTTTCGTACATTCGTACGGTGGGGTGTTCTTATGGATTTGTGTCAGATAGGTATGGTTCAAACCTTTACAAGAAGGTTAAAGAAACTACCTAAACCGGCACTGATTATTACAGATGAAAATCACCACAGTACAGCCTCATCATATATAAGAATTTATGACTACTTTCCCAATGTACCTAGGGTAGGTGTTACTGCAACACCGGTAAGGCTGAACGGTGATGGCTTAGGTGATGTTAATGATAAGCTAATTGTAGGTGTAAGCACAAAATGGTTGATAAATCATAAGTGTCTTGCACCTTATGATTACTATGCACCTTGTATTGCAGATTTAACAGGACTGCATACAAAGATGGGTGAATATGTTACTGCCGATATTGAAAAAGCAATGATAAAGAATACTGTATTCGGTGATGCAATTAAGTATTACAAAAGTCTTGCTAATGGCAAAAAGGCAGTGTGCTATTGTTCATCTCTAAAGCACAGTATGGCAACTGCAAAGGCTTTCTGTAATGCCGGTATTAAGGCAGTACATATTGACGGTTCAACTCCTAAGGCAGAAAGAGATAAGATTATCTCTGACTTTAGAAAGGGTGACATTACTATTCTTTGTAATGTGGACCTTATCAGTGAAGGCTTTGATGTTCCTGATTGTGAATGTACCATACTGCTAAGACCTACCCACAGCCTTACTTTGTATATACAACAGTCAATGCGTTGTATGAGATATAGGGAAGGTAAGAAAGCAATAATCATTGACCATGTAGGCAACTATGCAAGACATGGTATGCCTGATGATGACAGAGTTTGGACCTTAGAAAAGAAAAAGCATAAGAGTGTTAAGAAAGCTGAAGAAGAACAAAGCAAAAAGATAAAATCTTGTCCTGAATGTTTCTTTACCTTTGAAAGTCCACCACCTGGTACTACCCCTATATGCCCTCATTGTGGATATGTTTTTCCTAAAGCTGAAAGAGAAGTTGAGGTTGACACCAAAGCACATTTAATTAAGGTTGAGGGTTTCAAACTTGATTTTACTTCACCGGAAGATTGTCATTCTTATCAAGATTTACTTACCTATGCAAAAGAACATGGCTATAAAAAAGGTTGGGCCTTTTATCAAGCACGAAATAGAGGTTTGTTAGTATGACAGAAGAACATATTATACAGAATAATATCCGTATTGCCTTGTCAAATGATTGTGTAATCTTTAGAGGGAATGTTGGCAAAGGCTTTACTAAAGATGGCAGATACTTTGATACAGGACTACCAAAAGGCTTTCCAGACTTGTTTGGTTTTCGCAAGTCTGATGGCAGAGCAGTATTTATAGAAGTAAAAACTTATAAGGGAAAACCATCAAAAGAACAGAAAAATTTTATAAATAAAATGCTTTCATATGGTGCTATTGCAGGTGTATGCAGAAGTACAGAGGATGCATTAAATTTAATTAAGGAGTATTAATATTATGGGATTTAAAAATAATTATTCTGATGTAAATGAAAACAGCATTAAGCCTATAGGTGACTATGAATGTGTTATCCATAAGGTAGAAGAGAGAACTACTAGGAACGGCAAAGTAGGTCTTAACATTCAGTTCCTTATTCGTTCTGATGTTAATCAGAAGTACCAAAAGGGCTACATTTTTCATACCTTATGGAAAAGAAAAGAACCTACCGACCTTGATAAGCAAGTGAATGGCTATGGCTTTAATCAGGTTATGCAGTTAGGTAAGGCATCAGGTTTACCGGAAGGCAAAGACTATGACAACCTAACTCAGTTTATCAATGACTTAATTAATAAGCCGGTAAGAATTACTCTTAACCATAGGGAGTATAACGGTAATCTACAAGAAGAAGTTAAGTACATTAATAAGACTAAGTTCCCATTAAATGGTGCTAATATTCAGCAACCTAAAAGCAATGATGGGTTTGAAGAAATGCCTGTTGAAGATGATTTACCATTCTAATTGTAAACATTCTATTAACATTTCTGTGAAATTGCATAGTGCTATGCAACTTATTTGTGATTTAGGGGTATTAAGTGGGATACCCCTAAAAAATATTTAAGGAGAGAAGAAAAGATGAATATAAATAATAAATATATGGCAGTTCCACAGGAATTAAAGGCTTTGCCGAACTGGGTGTGTTACAAGAAAGAACCTGACCCAAAGTCCCATAGTGGATATAGCAAAAAGCCTATTAACCCCAGAACCGGTAACTTTGCAATGTCCAACAATCCTTCAACATGGAGTGACTTTGAAACTGCTGTAAGAGAATCAGAAAAGTATTCAGGCATAGGCTTTATGTTTTCTAATTCACCATACTTTGGTGTTGACCTTGACGATATGCCAAAGGATATTGAAGATTTTAAAAATGGTGGTACCGACAATATAATCAGTGAGTTTGTACATACACTCCAATCCTATACAGAGTTTTCTCAATCTAAAACAGGTGTGCATATTATTTGTAAAGGTACTTTACCTAAAACAGGAAGAAAGAAAAAGCATACCTTTGGTGGCTTTGAAATGTACGATAAAGGCAGGTTCTTTGTTGTTACCGGTGACTATTGCAGTGAATATGTGGATATATCTGAATGTACCGAAAAGATAAAACCACTTCATTCAAAGTATATTGGTGGTGGCAAAGAACCTACACCTAAAATTCAAAAGCCAGTAGTAACTTTATCCACAACTAATGAAATAGTTGAAACTGCTATGAATGCAAAGAATGGCAACTTGTTTACTGCTTTATACAGAGGTGATTTCTCTGCTTATGGCAGTCAAAGTGAAGCTGACCTTGCTTTCTGTAATATGTTAGCTTTTTGGACAGGCTGTGATATTGAAAAGATGGATGCAATCTTTAGACAGTCAGGTCTTATGAGAGATAAATGGGACAGAAAGCAAAGTGGCTCAACCTATGGTACTATCACAATTCAAAAAGCAGTAGCCGGTTGTAACAGTGTTTATGAACCTAAAAGCAGTGATAATTACAAAATATCAATAGGTAATAAAAAAGCACCTACAATACCTAGTAATGAAACGGTAAGGAGTTATTCCTTTGATGATATGGGTAATGCTCAAAGGTTTGTTGATTTATTTGGTGATAATATCCGTTACTGCTATACAGATAAGAAGTGGATGTACTATGACGGTAGAAAGTGGTGCATTGACAATATGGGTGCAGTTCATAGGATGGCCGATAAATCTGTTAATGCTATGAAAGCAGAACTAAAGAACTATGTTAAGTCTGATGAAGAGTCAGGTGGTGATATGGAAAAGGAATTTAGAAAGCATATGAAACAAAGCCGTAGTAACCGTTCAAAGAATGCTATGCTTAGTGAAGTTCAGCACTATGTTCCTATTCTTCCGGCACAACTTGACAGATACAAGATGGCACTTAATACACCTGATGGAGTTATTAACCTTAAAACCGGTGAACTAAAGCCTCATTCCTATTCTCATTATTTTACTAAGATTACAGCAGTAGAGTATTCCAACAATGCTGATTGTCCTTTATGGCTAAAATTTCTTGATGATATTTTTAACGGTGACAAGGACTTAATAAGATATGTGCAAAAAGCAGTAGGCTATAGCCTTACCGGTTCTACTGCTGAACAATGTGCATTCTTCCTTTATGGTACAGGTAAGAACGGCAAGTCAACTTTTATTGATGTTATCAGAGATGTGTTTGGTGACTATGCAGCCAACATTCAGCCTGAAACAATTATGGTTAGAAATAGCCAAAGCAGTGCTATTAACAGTGATATTGCAAGACTTAAAGGAGCAAGACTTGTAACCTCAGTAGAACCTAATGAGGGTGTACGAATTAATGAAGGACTACTAAAACAGCTTACAGGTGATGATACTGTAACTGCCAGAAAGCTATATGCAGAGGAATTTGAGTTTAAACCTGAATTCAAGCTATGGATGGCTACAAATCATAAACCTATCATCAGAGGTACAGATACAGGTATATGGCGAAGAATACATATGATACCTTTTACAGTTCAAATACCGAATGATAAAGTTGACAAAAAGCTAAAGTATAAGCTTAAAGCAGAGATGACAGGAATATTCAAGTGGTGTGTTGATGGTTGTTTACTATGGCAGAAAGAAGGTCTAAAGATGCCTAGAGCAGTACTTGAGAGTGTAAACGAATATCGCAGAGAAATGGATGTTATTTCTGCCTTTGTAGAAGATATGTGTGTAGAGAGTGGCAGTGTTCAGGCTAGTACACTTTATGCAGTGTATGCTAAATGGGCAGAGGAAAACCATGAATACCGAATGTCTGCTACTAAATTTGGTGTAGAGGTAGCCAAAAAGTATGAGAAAATCAAACTAACTAAAGGAATTTTCTATAAGGGAATTTCTCTTATTCAATAACATTTATGCAGGGTTATGCATAGTTTCAGGGTTTTTTCTATTCTTTATACAAAAGAAAAAATAATAATATATATATAGAAAAGGTTTTTGAAAAAGGGTTCAAACCCTGCATAACCCTTCATAGTTTTACATTATAGGAGTTTTTATGAACCACAGAATTAATTTGAATTTTAGTGATAGCAAAACCTTTGCTACTCTTGAGGACAAGGCTATTGATGGGGTACTTGATTATAATAACTTTCCACCGGTTGAGTATAAGTACTTTTCAAGATTATCTAAGCTGGGTTACCTTAACCGTCATAGTGGGTGGGATAAAAACCTTTGCGAAGAAAAGCAAAAGGATTTGCTACTTGAATATAAGGAAGAAAAAGCAGACTCAGAAAAGTTTCTGAACCTATCAAAACATATTCAAGAGAATATTAAACTTGGCAATGAACTAAACAGAAAGATTTATACACTATCTGATAAAGACAAAATCTTGGATTGTGCATTATTGATTATTGAATTAATCACTAATGAAAACGGCTTTTCAGATAGAATACATAGGAGAATTAAGGAGTAACAATAATGGAAATTAAGAGAGTATGTGCAGTATGTGGAAATGAATTTACTGCAAGAAACCACAATGCAAAGTATTGCAGTTATGAGTGTGTTAAGAAACACAACAGAGTGAAGAACCA